GTCGTGTACTTCACGGCTCATGGATCGAGCCGGGTAACCCCGGCTCTCACCATCAATCGTGACACAGCCCTCATGCATCCTGCGTTAGTCGAGATGACTCTCGACCCGAGCCTCGATGTCGTTGTCGTTCAACACACCAGCGAACGCCCTCGCATACGCACACTTGATCTCGTAGGACTGGCCGCCCTCACGCACATGCACGAACAAGCCACCGCCATACGCAGGCGTGGCGTGACCGACGCGCTTGGCCCACCGCCCGAAGGCGGTGTTGCCTGCGAATCGGATCGAAGCGAAACCACACACGCCCTGCGGGACGTAGTAGGTCTTCTGCTCCGTGGCCGTGCGTGACGTGACGATCATCGGCTCGGGCACGCACGCCCTCGCCGATGCCAGCCCCGCCGCTTCGGCCTCTTCCCAGATTTGTTCCGGTGTCATGTCTTGCTCCCTTCATTCGTGGGCTGAGTTGCCCGAGAAGGGCAGGGCGCAACGTCCCTGCCCGACTCGCACCTACTCAGGAAGTCACCGCCTCGGCGCAGTCGATACAGAGGTGGTCGTAGGCCGTGTCGCTGTACTCGCTGAGATCAGCACCGCAATCGCAGACTTGCTCCGGCTGCTGCTCAGCGTCGACTGCCTTAGCGAGGCGCAGCAGGTCTTGCTTGCACTGCATCTTCACCTCGTGTTCGCATCCGGGATCCATCAGCAGCGCCACATACAGATTCACTGCCGACTCCCACGTCCATGTGATGTCGATGTACTCCGTCGCCGCGCTCATGCCGTCACCTCGGCCTCGCAGTGCTTCTCCCACTGCTTGACGTCGTCGTACATCTCGGCTGATATCACGGCGAAGCGAGGCACACTCCAGACCGTGTCGTGGCTGATCCGCACCTCGACCATGTCCGGCCCCCAGCCCGTCGACCAGCCCACGATGTTGCCTCGGACGACCTGATCCTCGACGCCGTAGTTCGGGTGGACCCGCACCGCGTCGTTCATCTTCAGTCCGCGCAGCACAGCGTCACGGATCTCGTGTTCAATTTCCCTGCTCATGCTTATCCCTTCCTGTCGTCGACCGTCGACGACATGGCAGCCGCCGAGCCAGCAGGCTCGGCAACCACCAAGCGGTCACGGTCACTCATCCCCGCAGCACGCCTGCTCCCACTCAGCGATCACTGCAGCGATCTGCTCCAGCGTCGACGGCGACCACTCGTGGTCCATGTCACCGCCGGGGTACAGCACGTCCCGAATCTGCGATAGGTAACCCATCACTCTCCCTTCCTGTCGTGGGCCATCCACGACATGGCAGTAGATCGACCAGCGCCGATCTACCACCATGCAACCACGGCCCTCAAGCATCCTGCATTCAGACGTAAGCCTTGGCCCCGCCGTGAGCGTTGATGAAGATATCGACCGCGACCGTGTCGCGACCCTTCGTCCCGCCGCACGCCCCGCAGTCAAGGCACGACGTCCCGCGAGCCTCGCTCAAGCACAACACCGAACCATCCGCCACCGCCTCGCCCACCGGGGCGACGTAGAAGGATCGCCAGCCCCGCTGCCGAGCCTCCCGACGATCCTCGACCGTGTCCGCGCTCGCCATGATGAACGACGCCCACACGTCATCGAGATCCCGCCACTGATGCGTATAGCCCGTGTGCATCGCGGCCTTCGCCGTGAGCGCCTCCCACACGTCGACCGGGACCATCCCCGGATCGCCGTAAGCGCCGAGCCTCACCCCTCGACCGTCGAGGAATTCCGACGCCTCCGCCGGAGTCATGTCCGGGTAGCCGCCCTGCTGCAGCGTCTTCCACACAGCAGCCGGGGCTTGCCCCACGTTGACGTAGCACGTCCGCCGCATCGAGCCGTCCGCGTGCTGCCGACGGCGATGCGGACAATCCCCGCAGATGGATGCATCGTCGCCCGACGCGATAGCGTCGAGCGGCGCGAGATCCTCCCGCAGGATCCACGTCTGCGCCATGTCACCCGTCTTACGGTTGCCGCTGTGCCACGTCACCACCACCACCAGTGGTGCGCCGTCCCACCGCGACGGTCCGCGCCAGATGACCGCGCCTGTTGCCTTGCTCATGTTGCTCCCTTCCTGTCGTGACCATCACGACATAGCGGAAGACCGGGGCACGCCCCCGGTCTACCACTATGCTGCGACAACCCTCATGCATCCTGCGATGGCGTGGACACGATCCGCTGCGTCCACGTCAGCGTCGTCTCACCCGGAGGCAGCAGAACCGACACCGCACGCCCCACCGCCTCCACCGCGAAGCGGAAGCCGTCTTCGAACTGCGCGTACTCTGCCGGACGCCCCTGCCCAAGCGCCTCATTGCGAGCCACCGTCTGTGCAAGCACGCGAGCAATCGCGTCCACCGTCATTTCTGGTGTGACCTTCATCGTTTCTTCCCTTCCGACCGGCGGACCATCCGCCGACCTATTTCAATTCTGCAACATCCCTCATGCACTCCCCCCCTTCCCGACCGCACTGTGCCCCGCGAGACCCGCGCGGGACCGTTTTTTGCCTCTGTCGCACGCGTCGGACTTGTACGGAAGTACCCCCGCCGCCCTGACCCCCGGATGCTTAACCGCCCCGCCCCCCCGCGCGTGTGTAGTCCCAAGAAAAATTTCGACCAAGTCGGGGGGCGGGACTAATTTCGCGGTTTTATGGGGCGCGTAAATACTTTTTTTGTCGCGGGTATTGATAAACACCCTTTCTCTAGCCCTCTTCTTATATAGAGAGTGTTTTTCGTTCGCTGCGCTGGCGGCCCTTAAGGCCGCCTGCGCTGCTCACTCAAATAGTTCTTAATCGGGTGGAGTGTCTTTGGCGGTCGGTCCCCCCTTTTTGCCCCTTTGGAGGCCGGGTGGATAGGAAACCGAGGAAGGCGGAGGAGCAACCTCGTCGCCGGGTGGCTCCTGCGGTTGCGGAGGCGGAGCTGTTGGATCTGGTCCGGCAGGGCCGGACGATTGAGCAGGGTTTGAAGGTGATCCGGCGGTCTCGCTCGTGGTACGAGACTCGCCGTCGGGAGTCGAAGGATTTCGCTGACCGGATGGATTCTGTCCGGCTGGGTCGGGTGGACGCGAGCCGGGAGGCTCGCGACTCGGATATTGGTTTCGCTGAGTTCAGCGAGAAGTACTTGTTCACGAAGGTTTGGCCGCACATGCAGAATGTGGCTGACCTGTTGGAGGGCCGTGAACCCGGTTGGGTTCACGACTCGATGGTTTATGAGAAGGGCACGGCTGGGCTTTCTCGCCTGCTGGTTAATGTCCCTCCGAATCATGCGAAGAGCATGACGATCACGATCAATTATGTGACGTATCGGATCGCTAAGGATCCGAACATCAACGTGTTGATTGTGTCGAAGACGCAGGAGCAGGCGAAGAAGTTCCTGTATGCGATTAAGCAGCGGTTGACGCATCCTCGTTACGCGGACATGCAGTTCGCTTTCGGGCCAGCGGATGGCTATAAGGCCACCGCTGACCAGTGGGCGGCGAACAAGATTTACTTGGGCGGGGATGCACGCGATTCCGGGGAGAAAGACCCGACCGTCGAAGCACTAGGAGCAGGCGGGGCCATATACGGCTCGCGTGCGAATCTGATTGTGCTGGACGACGTCGTGACCCTGTCGAACGCGGGGGAGTGGGAGAAGCATCAGGACTGGATCCGGCAGGAAGTGGCATCCCGCCTTCCTCCGAATGGTGGTCAGTTGCTGGTTGTGGGTACGCGGGTTGCTCCGGTTGATCTGTATCGGGAGCTGCGTAACCCTGAGCATTACACGGACGCGAAGATCCCTTGGACGTATCTCGCGATGCCTGCTGTTCTTGGCTACGGCGATGACCCGAGTGATTGGGAGACGTTGTGGCCGAAGTGTGATCTTCCCCTTTCTGAGGGTGACCAACCGGATGAGGATGGTTTCTTTGAGAGGTGGAGCGGCCCACGGTTGAACGTGGTCCGCAATGAGGTTGGTCCCGGCAAATGGTCGCTGGTGTATCAGAACCTCGATGTCGCAGAGGATGCCATTTTTGACCCGGTATGCGTCAGAGGCGCGGTTAATGGAATGAGGAAGCCGGGGCCATTGGTATCCGGTGCGGCTGGTCACCCGTCGGAGTCGTCGAACTTCTACCGGGTGATCGGGATTGACCCGGCGATGGCGGGTGAGACTGCTGCTGTCGCTTACGCGGTGGATCGGCGCACGCAGAAACGGTACGTCCTTGACGTGAGCGTGATGCCTTCGCCGACCCCGGCTGCTATCCGCGAGTTGATTTACTCGTGGGCGGACAGGTTTAAGCCGCACACGGTGATTGTGGAGTCGAACGCGTTCCAGTTGTTCCTGACGCAGGATGAGGAGATTAGATCATTCTTGGCGACTCGGGGGATCGCGTATCGACCTCATCACACGTCCACGAACAAGTCGGACCCGGACTTTGGTGTTGCTTCTCTTGCGCCGTTGTTTGGGTCGAAGACGAAGCGTGAAGGTCAGGAGACGTTCAAGCACGCTGATGACAACTTGATCGAGTTACCTGACACGAGCAACTTTGAGAACATTAAGAAACTGATCGAGCAGTTGATCACTTGGCAGCCCGGTGTGAAGGGCAGCAAGTTGAAGATGGACGCCGTCATGGCGTTGTGGTTCTGCGAGATCGTGGCGCGGGAAGTACTTACTCAGGCGGGTGGGGTTTCTCAATTCTTGCCTAACCAGTTCGCGTCGAGGAATGACGTGGACTCCCGTTATGTGGTTTCCCTTGACGAGCTGGCAACGGCTCAAACAGTTGGAAGGCTGTAGATGACCGATTACGCGGCGAAGTTTGACGCGATCCGCAAACGCAACAGTGAGCGTGACAAGCGCATGCATGAGGTTGCGGCTGTGCGTGCTGGGCACGCGGAGCAGGTTTTCCCCGGCTTGTTCCCTGAGGGCATGTGGTCGAAGCCGATCATCGCGAACATGATCGATGTCGTCGCTAAGGACTTGAGCGAGCAGGTTGGCGTCTTGCCGTCGATCACCGCTTCGGGTGACTCGACGTTGGATGAGAACGCCCGGACGAAGGCCGATAAGCGCACGAAGATCGCTAACTATTACGTCGCTGCGTCGAAGATGAGTACGAACTTGATTCGTGCCGCTGACCAGTTCATTACTTACGGGTTTGTGCCGCTGCGCGTAGAACCGCACTTTGCTGATCAGCGGCCTCACATTCATGTGGAGTCGTGCGAGGGCGCGTACTTCGACATGGATCGTTTCGGCGACATGCAGGTGTACGCGCACTTGTTCCGCCGCAAGGCTGGTGACCTCGCGGCGATGTTCCCTGAGCAGGCGGACAAGATCCTGAAGCGGGGCATGTTCGGTAAGACGGACGAGAACAGCATGCTTGAGGTTGTCCGGTATTACGACAAGGACACGAGCGTGATGTTCCTGCCGGAGCGTGAGGGCTTACTGCTGGCGCAGACGCCAAACCGCATTGGTCAGGTTCCTGTCGTTGTCGCGTTGCGCCCGTCACTTGATGGTGAGGCGCGGGGTCAGTTCGATGACGTGCTGCCGGTGTACGCGGCGAAGGCGCGTCTGGCGTTGCTGATGATGGAGGCGACACAGAAGAGCGTTGAGGCTCCGCTGGCTTTGCCGCAGGACGTGACGCAGTTGAGCATCGGGCCGGACTCTGTGATCCGGTCGAACACACCAGAGAAGATTCGGCGTATCCCGTTGGATGTGCCGAGCATGTCGTTCGCTGAGAACAACCTGCTATCCGAAGAATTAAAGTTCGGCACTCGCTTCCCAGAGTCAAGAGCAGGCCAAGCGGACGGGTCGATTGTCACTGGTCAGGGCGTGAAGGCTCTGCAGGCTGCTTTCGATTCACAGGTCAAGACCGCTCAGTCGATCATGGGCGCGACGCTTGGAGAGGCGGTGTCTCTCGCGTTGGCCGTCGACGAAGCGTACTTCAGCGAGGTACAGCGCGAGGTATCTGCCACCGCTAACGGCGTTCAGTACAAGTTGAAGTACCGGCCATCAGCCGACATTAAAGGTAACTATGGGATCTCCATAAACCACGGGCTGATGGCTGGGCTTGACCCCAACCGTTCTTTGATCTTCGCGCTGCAGGCGCGAGGCGACAAGTTGATTTCCCGCTCGTTCACGCGACGCAACCTGCCGATCCAGTTGAACGCCTCCGAAGAGGAGCAAGCGATTGACATGGAGGAGATGCGCGACAGCCTGAAGGCTGGTGTCGCTTCTCTGGCTGCGGCGATCCCGCAGATGGCAGCCAACGGGCAGAACCCGACAGACATCGTGAAGCAGTTGGCGACCGTCATCGATGAGCGGAAGAAGGGCACTGCTCTTGAGGATGCGGTGCAGAAAGCGTTTGAGCCTCCGAAGCCCCCTGAGCAGCAGCAGCCCGAGGTGGACGAGTTGCCCAACATGGGCGCACCGGATGCTGCAGCCGAAGCGGCCACCGAGCAGGGGCCGGTACAAAACGAAGTTCTTCCAGCGCCACCGCCTATGCAGCGGCTGCTCGCTGGTTTGACGGGCACAGGTAAGCCCGTTCTGTCTGGCGCATTGTCCAGACAAGTTCCCGCATAAGGAGAAACGCATGATCGGAAAGCAAGGCGGAATGGGCAAGGCTCCGACCGGAGCAGGCGTTGTCCAGCCGAAGAAGAACGGCGGCGGTGTCGTTGGCGGCGGTCAGGTCGCTAAGGGTTCGCAGCCGAAGGGCATCAAGGGCAACAACACGAAGCTTAAGTAGTCGTGCCGAACGTAAGAGGGAAGAAGTTCCCTTACACGAAGAAAGGCATGGCCGACGCGAAGAAGGCCATCAACGAGGACGACGCTCGCGGTTACCGCAAGCGCGTGGCGAAGGCGAAGCGCATCAAGGGTGAGACGGTAACGAAACCCAAGACGGCGAGGTCGAAGGCGAAGCCGAAGCAGACGCCGAGTGGCGAGCCGCCGAACAAGAAGTACCCGTTCGGTCCCGGTAACGCGAAAAACAAAAACTATCCCGGCCTCTTCGACCCAAATTACAAAAGGCGCAAGTCGAGTAAGTAGTTAGGAAACGCATGGCAAGGGGAGAACCACCCGGCAAGCAGTTCATTAAGAGCCGCCCATCTGCCAGCACCTACCAACCATCAATGGCGAAGCAATACCCGTCTTCGTCTATGCCCACGTTCGGGCCGGGTGGCGGAGGTGCAGCGCAAGCACGTCTACGGCAGCAGGCTGACCAGATCATGCCTGTCCGCGATAAGAGCGAGACGTGGGGTCGTGCGCTTGAGCAGATGTTCGGGTTCCTCACGGAGCAGGACACGATTGACGCGGTTGAGCGTGGTGACATCTCTCCTGAGTTGGGCGCGGCGATCATCGCCGCTTCCGTCGTGCCTTTGCCTGTTGGTAAGGCCGCTGGCGCTGTAGCGAAGGGCACGACCAAGGTTGCATCGAAGGTAAAGCCGCCCGTTAAGCCTCAAAGCATGATTGATGCACAACGGGCGCGTGACAAAAACAAGATCGCGCAGGCGCTACTGCAACGCGGTCAGGCTCGCCCAGCGCCACAGAGGCGAGTCATTGAGACCCTCCAACAAGATCCCGATTTTGGGACGCGTTACCCGAGGCCGCGACCTTCGTCGGAAGAGATGACGCGGTTAGCAGAGGCCGGTCAGCAAGTGGCTCCTGCACCGCAAGCAATCCCTCCGGCAGGATTCCCGAGGGGCAAGACTCCGCGCACGGATGATGCCCGTCCACGAACTGGCATCGATGATGGCGGCTTGCCGACTCCCGGCAACCAGCCGGTGCTGACAGAGAGGGAAGCGGCACTTGCCGCGAAGCAAGGAAAGACACCTCGTGAGTTCTTGGGTGAGGCTGAGACTCGCCGTCGCTTGAAGGAAACCGCATCACCGACGCGTCGGGAACAGTCGTTCAAGGCGTTCAATGACAGGGCGGATAGCCCGGAGAAGCGGCGACAGGACGCAGCCCAGCGTGAGGTGATGGCGGAAGAAGGCGTTGACCCAAGGCTGGGTGCTAGGACTGAGAGCCTGATGGCTCGGCCTGATCTTGCCGCGAGCGGTAACCGCACGGAGGTTGTGTCTGGTCGCACGCGGGGCGCGATGACTCGCGCCGAGGCTGACCGTGCAGCAGCGGAAGCGGTTGCGCGGGACAGGGAGCGCCTTGCTGGGTTGAAGTCTGAGCGTGAGGAGCTGGCTGAGCAAGGCTTGAAGCCGTCACGCAACCAGAAGCCGTTGAACCCGCAGACTGAGGCGGAGGTCGCTTACGACGCCATCAACCCGAAGCCGGTCAAGAAGGACTTCCCCGGTAAGGGCCAGAAGGCGCGGTACGAGGCGGCGCTCGCGAAGTGGAATGAGGGCCGCGAAGAGTTCGTGCAGCGTCGCATGGATGATCTCGCGACTCGTCCGTCACCCACTGGTGACGCGAGCGAGATACCGGGGTTCACGCCGAACGTCGCGGCTTCAGCCGACTACAACCCTTACGCGTTCTTGAACCGTGGCCCTGAGCCTGCTGCCCCGAAGACTCCGAAGGGTCGTAAGCCGAAGAAGAAGAAGGAAGAGCAGCCAGCGGAGACTCCGGCGGAGACGCCGGAGGAGATGCCGATTCCTAAGAAGTCGACGGTAAAGAAGACCACCAAAAAGACCACGAAGAAGACCACGAAGAAGACGACGAAGAAGTCGACGACCCCGAAGCAGCAGACGGAGGATGTCCGCTCCGGGGGCGAGAACCCACGCGTATTTGCGAAGCCGGGTAAGTCGACGCCATTATCTGAGCGCCCGAAGCCCAAGGGTCCGTTCGCTGCTGGCAGTAAGCCAGAGTCAACTCGCGGCGTCTCGACGCCGCTGTCCGAGCGTCCTAAGTCGCAAGCACCTGATGGTGGCTTCCCGATGCCCGGTCGCGCACCGGACCCGCAAAGCACTCGCGGGAAGCGCGGATACCTAACCGCCGAGGAAGAGAAGGCGATCAAGGATCGCGCTAAGTCGATCTACGCGAGCGGTGACCGCGCCGCCAAGAAGAAGTTCTTCGGAGCTGCTGTTGGTATCGGTGTGCCAGCGGGTGCAGCGGTTGGCATTTACGCCTACAACAAGGCGCGTGACGAGAAGATCGCAGCGGAGGGCGCAGCCGAGGCTGCGGAAGAAGCAGTAGCGGCGGAAGAGAAAAACCAAGAGCCGAAGAGCAAAGAGGCCAAGTCTGTCCTGCGCGACAAGTACGGGCGCAAGATCACTCGCGAGGAGTTCAACCGTCGCGAAGCATTCCGCAAGAAGCTGGAAAGCATGTCGCCTGCGGAACGCAAGGCTGCCCGGAAGAAGGAGATGGCTCGCCGCGAGAAGTGGCGCAACACCATCGGCAAGCAGTTGTTCAAGAAGGCCGCAACAAAAGCCAGTCGCAACACTGGCAAGAAGACGTTCGCCCGTATGGATGATGACGCACGGCGAGCATTGAGAGCGAGTTAAGCATGGCTGTAGGTGGTTACCGTTCGCCGAAAAACCCAGCACCCGTGTCTGGTCCCGGCGCGATGAGTAAGCGCACCGACGGCATCAAGTCGCAGTCACCAATGGACATGCCTGATGCTGCTTACGGTGAGCAGAAAGAGATGCGTGGCTTGCAGCAGGCAGCACCTATGGCTACCGCTTCGATGCCGAAGATCACGCCACTGGACGCTCCGACGGAGCGCCCCGATGAGCCGGTTACCGCTGGCATGGATCGTGGTCCGGGTCCGGGCCGCGCATCGATTGGTATGTCCCGCTCGGCGATGGAGCAGTCCGCGATTGACGCGACACAGATCGCCGCGTACTTGCCTGCCCTTGAGCAGGCTGCTAACCGTCCCGGTGTTCCCGCTTCCTTTGTCCGCTTCGTCCGCCACTTGAGGTCGTTTTCCTGATGCCGTCACTTGAAGAAGACATCGCAGCAGCGGTGGATGTTCTGGGCTTGCACGCCACAGGCATCGTCTTCGGTATCGGCATGACGAACTGGAAGTCCGCTGAAGAGCGGGATGCTTTCTTGCGTCTGATCAGTGAGGAGCAAGCCAATGGCTCTGCCTGAACTGACGCCGCTTTCCGCGCCACCGGGTGAGACGAACCTGCAGAGGCAGTCCGAAGCAGCGCAGGCGGAACTTGACCGTCAGCGCATCGCGCGGCAGAAGGCCGCAGTGATGCAGCAGAACGAAGAGTACGACTCGATCTTTGATCGCTTCTGGTTCGACGACTTCTCCACCGTCCCCGTGATTGGCCCGATGGCTAGTGCGACTGCTCGCGGTGTCACAAACTTCTACGACGCTGTCGGTGACGAGTACTCGTACTTCGCGTCGAACATCACTGGCGCTGGGTTGACGCGTGAGCAGGCTCGCGACGTCACCGTCGGTCAGATCTTTGAGTCGCGGATCTCAGGGGACAACATCTTGAACCCCACGGTGCGTCAAGCCAAGTGGGGTCCGACGAACCTGAACATCCTCGACGAGGACTTCAACGTCAACTGGACTTCCGGCCTGATCGACACGACGGTCATGTTCTTCCTCGACCCGCTGGTGCTGCTCGGCAAGGCAACGAAGGTTGCTCGCCTCGGCACGAACTTCGGTCGTAGTGGTCGCGCCATCGAGAAGGTCACGGGCATGCCCCGTAACTCTCTGGCGTTCAGTGGCTTAACGAGTAAGCGCATGAACATCGCTGGCCCACAGGTCACGCGGATGGCTACGTCGCAGATCGAGGCGGCACGGATGGGCGCGAATAACCGCGCCAGCGTGCTGGCCGATGAGATCGTCAATGGCTCGTATGATGACTTGACGAACCTGTATGAGTTCCGTGGCGCGTACCGTGACGTTCTCGCTGAGACTGGCGCTCGCATCAACAACAGGGAAGACGCACTCAACTTCCTTGGCGCGTCTCTCGGTGACCCGAGTTACATCAAGCGGCTGCAGGACACTCGCTCTGACTTGTTCGTACAGATGCTCCGTGCGTCAGCACCGGATCAGTACGAGATGCTCGCGCTGCAGGCGGGAGCATCAGAGATCCCTGCGTTGTTCGCTCGACCGCTAGAAGCGGCAGTGAACCCTGACAATCTTGTCGCACAGATGCGTGCGAATGACTCCGTGTTTGATGACTTGTTGAAGTCGCTGGAACTGGACGAGGCTGTTGCCGGTATCGATAACGCGGTAATGCTGGCGGAGGATTCGTTCCAGCCGATCCAGCGTTGGGGTCAGAACAACGCGAAGGCTGCGCGGATCGCGGCGGCTTGGCGTCGCGGTAAAGGTAGCCGCGCAACGAACACTCGTAAGAATCGCGCCCGTAAGCGCGATCTGGATCAGGCGCGGAATCAAGGCAAGATCACGCCTGACGAGTATGAGGAACTTCTGCTCGACGTTGGGCGCACGGGCACGCAGCCATTGATGCACGAGACGGTGTACCGGGCGTCGAGTTACTTGCCGAAGGTTCGCATGTGGACGTGGATCAAGGGTTCACGAGCTGCGGGAATGATCGATGTTCGTGGCTACGAGGTGGGTCACTCATCGGATGAGATGAGGGCAGCACTCTCTGACTCAAAGATATTGCGCGACGATCCACAGTTCACGACAGAGATGATGAATAGGTGGGGTAACTCTGCTGGCGGCAGTGAGCGTTTCACTGCCGTGAAGGAGATCGAGGTTCGCTCGTTCCAGCGCATGTACGCAGCCGAGTTGGCGAAGAAGAACGCCAAGGAGCAGAAGAAGGCAGCGGACCTGTACGGCAAGGGCCGCATCGATCAAGCGGAGTACCAGCGTCGGTTGGCCGATAACCCGACGACACTGGATCCTGACGATCTTCCGGGCAAAGACTTACTGGATGAGGCGTACCGCCTCATTGATGAGCGTCGAGCGGACTCGATTGAGAAGATCCGTAGCGGTCGTGCGTACTTGGTTGACGAGAAGGGCGACCTGATCAGGGTCGACCCGCGACTGCGCTCGCAGTTGGAGACCAAGGTTCCGATGCTCGACATGAGCGTTATGGAGCAAACGGCGAAGATCCTCGTGAAGTTCGCTGATGAGAAGGATCCGCTGATGGCGGCGGGTCGTGACTTCGCTCGTAAGCGCCGTGGAGCGATTTACAAGGGCGGACTGGACACAGCGGTGTCGCTGTGGAAGGCGTCAGTGTTGATGCGTCTTGGTTACACGCAACGTAACGTCGCCGAGGGTTGGCTCCGCTCGATGGCTTCCATCGGCTTGCTGCCGATGCTGTCTCGCATTCCGGCGTGGAGCGTGAACTTCCCAACGAACGCTGGACGGTGGTCGAACCGTCGGGTGAACGGGAAGCGCCTGCTGAAGCGGGAAGAGCAACTGATTGATGACTTGGTGCAGCAGCAGCGAGGCATCGATGAGTTCATCGAGCAGGGCGTCAAGGCGAATGACCCGCAGATGGTCGCCATGAAGGAGGCGCTGGAGCAGCAGAAGGCTCGCATCGCTGAGATTCGCGCTCGTCGCAAGAAGATGCAGACGAAGAAGCGAGCAACCGCTCGCCGCAAGATCGGTGACCGGGAGTACGAGGCGTTCGGTGGACCTGAAGGCCCGGTGCTGCGGGAGCTGGCCTCGATGGGTCAGACGAACCAGCAGTTCCTTGAGTCTTCTTTGATGCGTGAGCAGGATCTTGTCCTGAACGCTCGCAACTACACGCGGGTTAACCCGACGGATCCTCAGTACTACGACGAGTTGAATCAAGCAGTCATTCAGTTTCAGGGTGACCCGCTGATGAAGCAGATGCTGAAGGCAATCGCTGCGGGTAAGCCGAACCCGATGGATGACGCTCTGGATTGGGCACGTTCGGGTGACGCCGCTTTCTGGCGGCGTGACATGCGTATCAAGCGCAACGAGATCGAGGGTCACGTTGTCGATGTTGAGAGCATGCTGTTCCGCTACCTGCCGACCGAGGAGGCACGGCGACTCGTAGCGACGCAGAGTGAGCCTTCCGCGTTGGCGCTGCGTGAGGCGATCCAGCCGAACCTGCAGGGCTACGACGACATGCTCACGGCCATT